TTTGTTTACCTTTCCGCCCCATGTGTAACCCTGATGCCAGTGCTCATGGCTGGCGTGCAAATCGTAGCCAAGCAAGACAATACGCCGGGCACCTTTTTGAACAGCTAAATTGAATGCTCCAAAGCCGCTGTTTCCTCCACCCATGTTAAGACAGCCAGGACTAAAATTCAATCCCTCCAAACCGCGCACACGCCGGTATATGTTCACACCTTCTGGTAGCCTCTGCACATCATAATCATCGGCAACAGCCAGATATGCTTTCGTACCAAATGCCCGTATCACGTCCATTCTGTTATCCATCCAGGTCGCATCCAGGCTGAAAAGGGCTGTTGCCCAAGGAATGAAGAGGACAGCATCATTGATAGCGACAACTGCCCTCTCACGTAGGCGTGCAAAGTCAAAACCTCGCAGAGAGGGGCCACCTCCTACCAGGTAGACCTCCTCCCATTCAGATGACTTTACTGAGACGTTTAACAAGCTGCTGTTTAGACCCATCAACGGAGACTCCACAGATACGTGCCTGTTTTTGTAATTGCAGCAGTGTCATATCTGCCAAATGTTGGTTACCAGTACGGACAGGAGTAGGGTCTGGCTTAGTTGTGGCAACCTTCTTCAGCACCACAGGAACTGGTGGTGGTGCAGGAGGTGCTGTCCGTACAGACAGGTAACGTGTTCGAATGTAGTACTCAATACGGCGCGGCATCTTCAGAAGAGGGGAATCCGCCGGAAGCAGATCCCCCTTCTCCAATGCCGCACCATTAACCATCATGTGCCGCAAGGCCACATACTGCGTGCCTGGCGGGAACCGATAGGGTGATGTTAACGATGGTAAACGGCCCACAAGAGTCGCTCCTTTCTATGCGACGATGGTGTCCCAAAATGCGCCCAAGTTAGAGGCAATCTGCTTCATATCCCAGGCCATTTCAATTTCAACACGGTCCGCCGAGAGTTCCTCCATGCGGAAACGTTTGATGCGGTTGCCCTCTTGTCCTGCCCCAAGGAGACCACGCCACGTGAAGCAGTAGCCTGCCGTTGGAACCTCCAGGTCTGGCATCGGAGTGGCGTAGCACAGCAATGCCTTTTTGCCGCCAATGAACGAGCTGGACAATGTCGAAGTACCCTCCAATGTTGTCTCTTCTGAAGCGCGCATAACAAGTACCTGCGCCACCTTGAACACTTTGGCCAGATCGGATTCTTCGACCACTGCGGCACCTCCTGGCGTCTGACCAGCTTTGACGCGGTCCACAATGTCAGGATGGTTGCAAAGAACCTTGTAAACCGGATAACCGAGGACAAGCCGATTCGGTTCCATACCTGTGTTCTGCAAAATGGTTTCCTTTGCATCCCACACATCCTCAATAGGAGTGCTGGATGCATCGTTCCATTGCAGCACTTCGTTGGTACTGGGGGAGGAGGCAACTCCGTCATAATCACGCCCCCACAAACCACCAGCGAAAAACGCCGTGGCCCAATCCTGCTCCCGTGCAAGCAATGCCTGCTGGGTCAAGAATTGCGTCACAGACTTTTCTGTGTTGAGTGGATTGTCAGCATTTGCACGGCGATCATCATCAATGTCGTGGTGCAAAGCCTTTTTCGAGCAGTAGTAGCTGCCCGTAGGGTCCACAGCAAATCCGGCCCCTTCGGACGGAGCTCCGGGAGCACGTTTCTTCATTTTGATGCGCCGCCAGTACTCAAGTGGATAGCTGAAAAACACGTCGGATTGCTTATCCACCGGAATAACCGGGAAGACGCGGGTTGCAATGAAGTTCGCGGCATCCTGAATGTACGCAATGGAGATATTCGTCAACGGTCTGTTGACATGCACGTCTGATGCAGTAGGAAGTGGCATGTGTAAATGCTCCTTTCAAAATCTATTTAAGCTGCTGTTACAGCTTGCTTGGTGCGGGCTGCCATAAGATCGAAATGGTCTGCCCTGCCGTTGTACAGGTCTCAAGCGCCTTGCCGAGAATGTAATCGCCAGATGCTGACGCCACAAATCGGCCGGAAGAATCCGAAGAAACAGAATTGCCGGCTGTGATGGCACCGCCGACAACGCCCTTCGTTACGCCAATGCCGACCATGACATTGGCCGGACGTCCAGCAGCGGCAGGATCGTCCTGCAAAACGCCGTCGCCCAACTGCCCATCCCCACAGGCGGCCACATTACCGCTGCTGTTAACCTTCATGATATAATACTGGGCAGCGCTCAAATCACCATTTGCTGGAAGCGAAATGCACTTCCCAAGATTTTCAGTTGCCATGATTGTGTTTCCTCACTTTCCTTATACTGTCACCCGCCGCCCGTTACTGGGCGTTTTGCAGGTATTCCTTGTAGAGTTCGGGGTTCTGTTCCAAGACCAGGGCGGTGGCCTTTTCCTTTGTCATCCCCTTGGCCACGTGCTCAGCAGCCTTTTTCTCGATCTTATCCCAGGCACTTCCAACCGCCAATGTGCTGGTGCTTTTGCCAATAGGTGCCGTCAACGACCCAAAGGCTTCATTCGCCTTCGTCAAAATGTCCAACACCTGTTTGGATTCTGCCTCTGGTAGTGTGCCAAGGCTCTTCAGCACCCGAGCCTTCTCCTCGGCTGTTCCGGGAATGTTGGGATACTGTGTTTCTGCGGTTTCCTTCAGCACAGCAAACTTCTGCGCGTCGTCAGCCGCCTTGGCAACAGCCTCAGCCGCCCGCAATTTGGCCTCTGTGTCTTCCAATTGCTTTTGGATGTTGTCAAATTGCTTCTGAACATCCTCTGACAATCTGCTTGCCTTTTCGATACGTTCTGCACTGGCAGCTAGCAAAGCCTGACGGCCCCCACTATCTGCTTTGGCAAATTGCTCCTTTTCGTCTGTGGTAAGGCCATCATAGGCCGTAGAATCTGCCTCATCCAACTGAGCCAAATCCCGCTGCAAAACAGCCTCATCCAATGCCTCTTCTGTCTTGGCGACAAGTGCCTCAAGCTCGCTAACTTTCGCCTCCAACTGTTCACTAGTCATTGGCATTTTCATGCCTCCTTTCAATTCGGTTAAAATCAGTTATGCAGATCCACGCATCCGCGAATACTAAAGTTTACACCATGTCTTGGTGAATGTCGAATCAAATGGCCGGATTGGCAGAACGGCTCCTTCGAGTTAACTTAGCAGCAATAGATGAATGGAGCTTTGCCTTCCTTTGTGCCTCCAACTGCTGTGTGGAGTTCTTTGGATGCTTTGCTTCGAGTTTACGCCACGTCTTGGCAGCCTTCAAATTAAGATCGGCCGCATTACGAAGGTTCTGTGGTTTTCCTGATGCCAAGGCAGACTTGGTCTCTTTTTTGGCTTCGCTTGTCATCTTTGCTGCCGTACGGGTATGTGTGCCTATATCACGGCCTCCAGGCGAAAACCGGGAGGATTGCCTTGCATTGGCGAACCTTCCCCTGGTATCGTGCCAAGGGTTGAATTTCTCCAATTTATCTTTCACACCTTTCAATCGTACTTCGGTTTGGGATAGACGGCTCGCTAGCTCATCTTCCATATCTTTCTCCTTAGGTTTCTTGGTAGGTGGTTTCTTTGCCTTCGCCACATCGACATAGGCAACCTCTACCATTACCGGCTCCCCCAATGTGACCTCCAGCTCTTTACCTCCTAGGTCTGCTTCGTAATCAACACGATATGTCTTACCCTCATAATCGTAAATCACACTGTTCTCAAACATATCGCGGATCCATGGAAGAGGTTTGATGAACCCTACGTCAGAAGAAACTCCCCCAACTATCTTCTCTTGCAGTGCCCTTTCAATAAACGACTGCAACCGTGACAAAGATTGATTGGCACGAAGAACCTTAGAGACTTGCGATCCAGGCCTAATCATTCGAAACCTGCTGTACTCCTTAGGATCGGCCTGGCGAAACCGCATGGTGTTCTCTATCACATCCACCTTACCTGTGTGCATCTTGTGGTCTTCAAGCCAGCCTTTGGCCTCTTCTTCATCCCAAAGATCCTTATCAAATACTACAGACTGAATACCAGATGTGCCGTCCTCTTTGAATCCAATATTGAATTGGACACCTTTGGTGGATTTCCCGACTGTGTCATTCCGTTTTAGCAGAACGACCTTCGAAAGATGCGCAGCAGGATTGTCCACCAGACTGACTTCATCCAGGGTCACATCGCTCAGCTGTGATTTTATTGTAGCCATAAGTTACCTCTATTCATTCAACTTCTGCCGAACACCTTTACCATGGATTGAGAAGGCTGTGTAATCGCCTGACTTCACCTTCTTCCAAACTTCGGAATCCTCAATTTTGAAACCGCACCACCATGCTGACTTGCCAAGATTGACCCCAATAGACTTTTGCTTCTCCTTTGTGAATACCATCGACTCCACCAGTTTTCCTACGCCTTCGGCACGTCGATGCATCTCCCCCACGCGGCGGCAATTGCTCACGAAATCATATGCCATTTTCTCCATCTCGTCTTCGGAGATGACGTCCCCTTGCTTGTCTACCACACTTTTGCCAGCCTCCTCCGCCACGGTGACCCAGCCGAAGACCATCTGCCGATCCATGTCCACCTTTGCAATCTTTGTAGTGAACTCCGTAGGCCCGTGCTCTTTTACAATCGCTTCACCAGAGAATTTATACTCTTCCCGCAGATCCCCGGTACACACCCACAAGGCATCCGCTATGAATTCAAATGGCTCTGGGTGTACGCACGTTCCTTCCGCCTCCGAGTCAATATAGGCTAACGTCATATGGGGAGTGTATCCATTATTCAATACAGGCTCTATCCCAAGAACTCGAAGGCTTCTAATTAGCTCCTCCCGCAAGGCCTCTAAGCGAGGTATATTGACAAGCCGGATAAGCACATCTTTCCCATCGCTTGAAGGGCTAGCCGGAAATCGCCCGGCCCCACCAATAGAGCCATTCAGAGGTGCATACTTCTCAGATACTTTTTTGCATGCCACACCAACCATTTCTAGCTGTGTCTCTGTCAGATCCTTGCCCAGATACAGAACTGTGACATGCAGATCCACAGACTCCTCTCCGCCGTCCACAGTCAGATCGAACAATAATTCATCTGGTGGAAAAAGAGCTATCATGGTTCCGTGTGCCTGCTTAGCCACTGGTTCCTTATAGGCCGCCATACGAGCGTGGACCGCAGGGGCCCACTTCACCATATCATCTTCCAGGCTTTCTGCGAACTCCTGCACAACGTCGGCAGGTACTTCAAATTTGATCGTATCAGTCGCCATATTTCACCGTCCCTATATATCCAGCCTTTGCCTGTGCACTGTTCCAAGGAATTCTGGCATGGAACCCTTCAAATTTGAAGAGATCTGCCCGTTTAGTGTCAGGATTGATAATCGCTGTATAAGTGAACCCTCGCACCTTCCTGCCCAGCTGCTGCCCAATCTTTTCCACTGCCGCTTGCTTCCGCTCCATAATCTGCTGTTGCTTCTTCACATTCCAGGCCAGCTTCTGTTCTTTGCTGGCCGTTTTCAGCCACGCTGTTTCTTTTACTCCAGGTTGTCCAATCGTGGCCCGCCAGTGCTGTGCCGGCTTACTGTTGCTAACTAGCCCAGCCTTGACTTCGATGACATGATGGTTCTGAATCAAGTCCACCGGAAAATTATTGACCTTGACATTCAAACTACGGGCATCTTTCTTACCCTCCATCTTCAACCACTCTGTTACCAGTTTTTCGCCAACGGCCCCCACCTCTAATTTGGACATTTTATTGCTTGTCGCTATAGGTTCCCCATGGAAGACCTTATGAGCCACAACAGTGACTCCACCAGAACTGCTACCACGGCATGGAGCAAACTGTCCACCACGGTGCGTCCCGGCTGGAACACGACAAACAGCCTTAAAGATAAGAGGTATTAACATCAGTAAACCTTCTTTTGATCCAAACCGCTCCGATCTGTAAGCACCACATCTGTGACAGGTGTAAGACTTCCCAGCCAACTCAAAAAATCGGCCACAGGATCAGGTGAATACTGCAAATGCGCCATGGCGCCAAAAAGGGAATGCAATCTTGTAACAATAAGACCAGAGTTATCTGGCCCTGTCCAAACGCCGTCCTTGTACTCAACACGCACTCCGAATACAGTACAGGCCGTCATTTCGCGCCTCCTGTCAATAGGCCAACCATCAAGTCAAACATATCAGAATCAGCATCGGCAAACTTCTGCCAATCTTCGTAAAGGAACTGCAACGTCATGCTAGTGACTTCAGTATAACCATCCTTATACTGCTTTCCTATGTATGGATCGATGAATTTGTCCTTCTTTGCCACCTCATCGGCACCAAAGCCACTCTTACCAGTCAACGAAGTTAGACTGACGGCAACTTCTCCTTCTGTTCTATCGGCTAAGAACTGTTTTGCAACAGCACCAATTTCTTCTATGTTCTCTTCTATCACATGACCAAGCTCATGCACATGAATAGCAATGTTGTCGTTCGCAGTCACAAAAATTTGACGTGTACCTGGATCTGACCAAGCCCGCCCGTCTTCCGCAATACCTCTCACAAAAACATTGAGACCTTTTATGCCCTTATCGGCACGCACTGTGGTCTGTACAAAACTAGCCGCCTCCCTGGCGTTGGCCACCGCATATTTTTCCAGATTGCCCATTGGAAGAGCTGTTATTTGCACACCATCCCTCTTGCCAATGTCAGCGACAAAAGAATACAACGCCTGTTTCTTATGACGTAGCGCCCAGAATGCATCTTCGGCTTTTGAGGCCAGCGGAAGAAGATCCGTAAGTGGTTGATTTGCAGTTTCGGCGGCAGCCATGGATTGTGCTAATTTGTCCAAACGCTGTGCCGCCAGTAATTCTGCCCGGCTTAGACGTGAAACCCGGCGAGTTAACTTCTCCCGTATGGCTGCACCAGCCTTCCTGTAAGAAGCCATTCGCTCCTTAATGGTTGGCACCGCAGGCTGTAGCATACTGGCCCCCACTCCAGTAATTCCACCAAGGTAATCGTGTAGATCTTGTGCGGCTGTAGTGGTACGAGTAAATTGCAGACCGACTCCACACCTACAGTGAGGGTGCAATGGTGGTAACGTAATCTCTCCTAATTCAGTTCGAAAGTTCTCGTTCAGCTTAACACCATCTACATTCATTTTAGGTACCTGAAGACAGATAGGACAGGCACCTGGAGCAGTAATCCAATGTCTTCGTGTTCTCTCCTCTGGCAGCACACCTTTTGAGGCATTCTGCTCCCATAGCATCTGTTGGCCGGCATTGGATGCCCGCAATGTCTCTGTCCGTGCAATCATTTTGGCACGATATTGCTTATACCGCTCGTAGTACCGTTGCACCATCTTTTCGGCCTGTGCATGCGGTAGTAGTCCCCCCTCATCTATAAGCCGTTCCAGTGTACTATCAAATCGCCTATCCCGCAAAGCCCGCTGCAAGGCCTCTCGTAATTGTGGACCCTCGCCATAAAGTGCCCGTTGGTAGTTACCAACAGCCCGTGCCTGCCTTTCCGTCAGCCCGATGATGCCACGGATTTCTCGTGCCTGCTCGTATGGATGTTTCCCTTCTTTGAACCCACGTATGACAACATCAATAACGCCTCTACGTGTGTCCTCAGATATCTCACGAATTAGTCTACCGCCTTGATCCCGTAACCAGTCAACGGCTAGTGGGTTCAGAACATCGAACTCAAACGCTGTTCCATATTTGGACGACTCCTTCCGAACTT